TGCAGCGCTCGGCGTGACGCTCCTGGAGGAGTACGTCAAGCACTACGGCACCGATCCCAAATGGAAGTTCATCCAGGCTGAGCAGACGTTCTCTCTCGACATTCCCTGGCCCAAATCGGAGGAGGGGCGGCAGTCTCTCTATGAAGTGGACTCCGAGACCGGCCTACTTGCGGTCTACAAAGGCACCTATGACGGTGTCTATCAGGACCTGGAGACAGGCCGGTTTGAGCTGCTGGAGACGAAGACCGCAAAGTCGATCATCACCAGCCACCTCAGCCTGGACGATCAGGGCGGCAGCTACTGGGCAGTGGCGACGGCTACGCTGCGACAAATGGGGCTGATCGGTCCGAAGGATTCCATCTCCGGCATCAACTACAACTTCCTCCGGAAGGCGCTCCCGGACGATCGCCCGAAGGACGCAGAAGGCTACGCGACCAACAAGCCGGTCAAGGCAGATTATCAAGCGGCGTTGGGGATTCCCGATCACGAAGCTCGCAAAATGAAGCTTGACTATATGGAGGATATCGCTCGCAAGTCAAAAACCGTTGTGCTCGGAGAACGCTCGAAGATCCAGCCCAAACCGCTGTTTCACCGTGAGATGGTGCACCGGACGCACGCTGAACGCAACACCCAGCTCAGACGGATCCAGGACGAAGCAATCCATATGCAGGCGGTACGGGACGGCATCCTCCCCATCACCAAGAATCCTACGATGGACTGTCACCGCAGCTGTGCCTACTTCTCTATGTGTGAGCTGCAAGAGCGCCAAGGCGACTGGAAGGCGCTCCGCAAAATCGCCTATCGCCAGATGGACCCCTACGCCGATCATCGCAAATCTTCTGATGAGTAATAGCGGCAATCGCTCGCCGGAGTAGAGTAACAACCGACGCAAGGGCATCGAAGTCCCCAAGGAGGACCAGATGGAAGCGGAATTGAGTAAGATGGCGGAATCCATCAAGCAGCTGCACCCCATGGAGCAGCACAAACTCCAGAGCCTCAGCCGGACGCAGAAGCGCCAAACGATCCGTATCAACCACGGTGCGGACAGCCGCCCGTTCGCTCGCGTCCGGAGCGGAATCCGGACCGGAACTCCCAAGCATTTCAGGCTGTGGATGGCCGCCATCCGGATGAAGTCGGCGTTGCAGCGGAAGTCAACCGCAGTCCTTGCGGACCACATCGCTGACGTTCCGCTCGCCACGAGCTTCGCGTTGCTGCACGGTGCCGGATTCCGGAACGTCTATGCGGTGACGCAGGCCGACGCGCGAGACCTTCTCTGCATCAGGGGCATCGGGCCGAAGCGCCTGGAGGCGGTCAAGACCTACCTCGCCTCCGTCAACGTCGGGGTGCGCTGGTAATGCCACTCTGGGAGCATTACGACATCGAGGTAGAGCTGACCGTCAAAATCAAGGCGGACAGCGAGACCGTAGCTTACTACACGGTTCCCGGATTCGCCAAGGCGGGAAGCAACGAGAAGATTGACAAATACACCCTTTTGGAGGGGGTTGACGCAGCCGTTCGGATGGCCGCTAATAGATCTGCTGCTCTTTCGGACGCCATTCGTCTGGGTCGCCGTAAGGAGTTGGGATATGGCGACTGAGAAGCAAGGGATGACCACCGCTGACTTCGCGGCAGGTCTCTTCGATCTCGACGGCGCCACCGAGTACAAGAACATTCTCGTGTACGGCGGGCCTGGCTCTGGAAAGACGGTCCTATCGGGCACTGCTCCTGGCCGACTTCTGATCCTCGCCGGAGAGCCGGGATATATCTCCGCAGCCCGTCTCGGAGCACGCGGGAAGGTCCGGCTGATTCCTGACACGGCAACGGCTGTCGCGGCGGCTGCCTGGCTCGAAAACGGAAACGCTAGCAATTTCGACTGGATCATTGCTGATGGCGTCGGAACGATGCAGAACAAGTTCCTGCTCAATTATGCAGCGGAGGCTTACGACGCCAACCCTGCCAAGCGAGCGCACCGGAACCTGCCTGACAAGCCCGACTACTTCAACGCGCAGAACATGATGAAGAGTTGGGTGGCCCGGCTGATCGACTTGCCGTGCAATACGCTTTTCACGGCGCACGCGATGTTTCCGGAGGACAAGAGCACTGGCGAGCAGCTGGTGTATCCCTCGATCCAGGGCAAGGGGTACGAGATCAGCAGCTACATCTGCGGGCTGATGCACGCGGTCGGCTACATGTCGCCTCGCATCAAGCAGACTGATGAGGGGCCGAAAGAAGTACGTCGCATCATCTGGCAGAACACGCGGGATCCCAAAACTGAGACCACCGTATTCGCCAAGGACCAATTCAACGCGCTGGGTCGATTCACGGACGATCTCACCATGTCGGAGATCTGTGCCATCATTGATTCCGGGCACCAGAATGAAGCTCCGGCGCTCGCGCAAGCAGCGGCTCCGGTGGCGGCCAAGAAGGCGCCAGCCCGTCGGGCAAGAGCCCCACGGTAAGTCACCCCACACGGCACTGCGGTGTCAGGGACTGACAGAGAAGAGAACCAAATGCCCAAGGCAACCTGGGGTGCGGGGGACAACGCTCTCACCGCCGACGACATCGACGGGGCGGAACGGGCCGAAACCCGCAAGAGGTACAGCGGTCCCACTCCTCGCAGCGGTACCTATCGCTTCGTCATTCAGTCGCTGAAGAAGGGAGAGAGCGGCAATGGCAATCCCAAGCTGGTCGTGTTCGCCACCATCGACGGCACCTGGATGGCGAATCACAAGCAGTACGACGGTGCGCCGCTCTGGGATCACCTGCCGGTGATGCCCTCCACGAAGGAGCGGGTGGCCAACTTCTGTGACGCCATCGGCGCCACCAGCAAGGACTTCCTGTCCGGCATGATCGTGGACGAGAACGGATACGTCACCAAGCTCGGCAAGGTCGGTGACCCCAAGGGCCTGATGGTCTACATCAACGTCAAGAAGCAGGCGGCAGACGGCCCGTACGACGAATCACTGAAGGTGGACTTCAACGGGTACATCCCGGTCGATGACGCCGAGGAAGACGATGCCGGAACGACAGAGGGCACCGAGGAGGAACCTCCGTTCTGATCGGCAGATTCAAGGAGGGCCAGGCCAATCGGTCTGGCCCTCCGCCGTTAGCGGCAGTGCAATACTAGGCGTACCATGAGGGGATAGAGAAGGGACCAAATCATGATCGTCAGAGTTCCCGGAGTCTCGGTGATGGACGATGAGACTGTCATGCTCCACCTGGAGAAACGCCACGAGGACGAACTCAAGATGAACTTCCTCCCGGAGCCGGATCGCAGCGAGCGAAGGCTGCGCGCCCCGGAGGAATGGCGGACCTACCACGACGCGATGCACCGTCTCTGCCCCAGCCAATACGACCACCGCCACAACGATGTCAACCGTGGTTGAGCCGGGCCGGTACGTCCGCCGCTCGACGCGGCAGAGCGTCTGGGTCATCGAGGTCCTGCCGGACGGGCGGCTGAAGGTCCGCCGTCCGAAGGGCGCATTCACAGAGGTCAAGATCATAAGCCCCAACGGATTCCTCACCAGACACGAGAAGGCGCAAGATGGAGTATGACCGTAGCAAGTTGACCTTCGAGGACCGCACCGAAGAGATCTGGATCAACGTTCCCAAGACCTCTACGGCTCCGCCTCCGCTGGAGGCTTTCTCAGCTGAAGGGCCAGCATTTGAAGCTTATCGAAGGGTAAGCGGCTACCACACGCCGGAGCGAGCCAAGTTGCACCGCCCTTCGCTGCAGCCGATCTATGGCGGACCGACGTTGATCGAGGCGCTGTGGGCTGAGATGGATCGGCTCATGGAAGGTCTTATGACCAAGACGGAGGCGGAGGATGGGGGAGACCGCTTCCGGGCACAGGAGCTAGCCTGGGTCCTGGCCATCGTAACCAACGCATACAATCCGTCCGTGGACCGGATCAGGGCTGAGGCGGTAGCGCGCTGGAATGCTGCGGAGCGGGAAGCCGCTCTGCAAGAGGAAGCTCTCAACCCGGATGAGCAGGAGGACGTAGGATGAGATTCCCCAGGCGTACCAAACGGATCGCTGTGCTGGGCTGCGGCCCCACCGGGTTGTTCGCGGCGCATGGGCTCCGGGAGGCGGGGCACCAAGTCACCGTCCTCTCCCGGAAGCGCAAGAGCCACATGTTCGGGGCGCAGTACCTTCACGCGCCAATTCCCGGACTGACGGAAACCGATCCGGTTATGGTGC